CCAAACTTCTGGATATTTGCTACCATTCTGTCGATTCTTGGCATGCTTACGACTCCTTGATTTTATTTATACTGTCGCGCCACACGCCTCGCCTGTTCTCCTTAATGAAGGCTTCCGTAGGCAGGTTGATGGCAATGTTCCAGTGTTCTGGTGGCACCACGACCACCTTAGATCTTACCCTGTTGATGAGGTACTTCTTGATGCATGGTTGAAAGAATCTGAACCTCATGCTCTGCTTCAGCATGGCATAGGTGGCGAGGATTCTAGCATCCTCCGACATGGATCTATCGTTCACTTTGGACAGCAATTGTGCAAAGAACACGTTTCGGTACCTTGGGGGTAGATAATGCAGGTTTAGTCCAAGGATATGCTTGGGTTGATAGTCCAGAGAGATGACCAGAGGGAAAGCATCCCAGTAGGGCAGTGTAGATTTAGTCTTGGGGCTGTACCTATACATGAACATTCTGCCAGGCCTTCTATCCTTCATTATCCGAGCAGCTTGTGCTTCCTCTATCAGGTCGTTTCTGGCGATATCACCCCGTCCATAGATGTATTGGATGTTGTCCCTGAACCATTTCAGCGACCGCCGTTCCTTGGAGTCCACCCCAAAGAACTCGGCTACGTTCTGGACCTCTTTCATGTACTCGGTGTACTCAGCCATTTTTGCCCTTCTTGAATAGGTCGTCTTCCGTCAATACTCTGAACGTCCATCCTCTATTCTCGGCAAACTCGGTGGCAGCCTTCCACTTCGCTTGGTTCACCCCATACGTCATCACCTCTCCCAAGAAACGCCTCTTTTGCTTCTTACCCCTCTTGGGTTCTAAGCACTGCTTCTTGGGTTTGATCTCAATCAAGGATACCTCTTTGAACCCGTCCTTTTTCTGCATCTCGATGATGAAGTCAACGAAGTACCTGTGCATCTTGTTGTCTTTGGGGGACCTGTAGGGTACCACTACCTCTTCACTTCCCCATCTGATGATCGACTCGTTCGTATCACAAAAGACCATGAATTTCCGCTCCCACAAGGAGCGATACGTTATCTTGGTGGGGTCTCCAAGGTATTTCTCTGTATTTTTAGGCTTGTACTTTCCTTTGTAAGACATGGCTTCCTGTCTTATATATAAAAAGGTATAGACACATTAGCGATCCAAGATGGGGGAACCACATGGCGCAGATACCAAATGACGGAGCGATAGGGTTAGGAGGTGGAATTTCAGAAGCCATTAATAGTGCTGGCAATGCAGTCTTCTTCGATGCAGTTCAGAACTCTGGCAACCTGAACAACCTCAACGGCGAAGATGATACCATTCTTGTGTATCCTCTCGATATGCATAACAACCCCACCAAGGGGAATATCATCCAATTCGACATCTTCTACAAGAATCCTGCCACAATGGAAGATGTGACGAACAAGATCAAGGACGTAACCACCAGTACTGTAGAAAAGTTTAAGACCGTCGAGACCCAGCAAAGAGAAGCAATAAATGAACGCGGCTTTTCTACGTTGTCTGACCGACCTAACCAGTTGCCATTTTCACTCGGGTTCGGAGGTAATGTTCCCCCTAACTCTTCAGTTAAAGTGGAACCAGAAGCACCAAGTCCAGATGCCGAACAAACTAATGAGAGCACTAGACTAGGGAAAGCGACAGAGAGGTCTAAGGACAAAGTAACCCTGTTCATGCCTACTGGAATCCAGAACACTGACTCGGTAGTGTACTCTGAACAGAATTTTGCCATGATGAAAGGTCTGCTCGATCTGGAAGTGGGTGCTTTGGTTCCAGGTGCGATGTCTGGACTTGCTGGTGGTTTGGACTCTATCGCTGCCATGGGTGGTGTAGAATTGAACAGCGAAGCAGCTCTCAATGCCGTAACTGGTGTAGTCACCAATCCTCGCAAAGAGCAACTATTCAACGATGTGAACTTCAGAACGTTCGATTTCTCCTTTAACTTCTTCCCCAAGAGCAAGGCCGAGACTGAACAGGTAGCACAGATCATCAAAATGTTCAGATTCCATGCACACCCAGAGGTGTCCAGCAATCAAGTGTTCTATAGCATGCCGTCTGAATTCCAAATCACCTACGTCGACATGAAATATCCGTCTAACAATCCATTTCAGGAGGTTGCATCTTTATTTGGTGCCAACTCTAACGCTGGTACGGTAATTTCCCACAATCAGTGGTTGAACAGGATCGGTAGATGTGCACTAACCAACGTAACCACTGATTACACACCTTTGGGTAGATTGACCTCTTTCGCCAACGGTGCACCAGCGGCAATCACCCTAACTCTTCAATTCACTGAGCTTGAAGCAATCAGTCGTAACAAGATCAAGGTAGGATACTGAACATGCCGTATTTTTCTAATCTTCCAAGACTAAGGTATTCATTCGACGACGGTGTGACCACTAAAGTAGCGGTAGACATCATGAAGAGGGTGAAAGTCCGAGATTATATCAAAGAAAATACCCAATACTTCAGCGAGTATAATATTGAAGACGGCGACACACCAGACACTATCGCCGAGAACATCTACGGGGATTCGAACCTCCACTGGGTGGTGATGATCTTCAACAACATCATCAACCCATACTACGATATGCCGCTCAGCCAGAGGGAGTTGGAGGCGTTCTGCTACAACAAGTATAGAGGCGAGACTTGGTTCCTCACCAGAGGAGACGGTACTGCTGACGTACCTAACGACTTTTACCTAGAGAGAAATCAGACGCTTAGGAACGTGTCGGGTGGGGGTCCAGTCACCGACACCACAGGTATCACTTACGGGGATAATGCTGCTCTAGTCAGAAAATGGGATAAAACCCTGTCTAGTGTGGAGGTAATTGGAATCTCTGGTGATTTTGCCCAAGGAGATTATGTCGTGGGTATCGGCACTTCTGCCGACGGTACCACTTATAACATGCCTGCCAAGATCACCAGAAGAGTGCAGGAGTCCATCTACGCGGCTCATCACTTCCAAGAGACTGGCACTTCAGACGTTTGGTTGAACCCCCTTGGTACTCCTCCCCAGGCTGGGTCTGGAATCCAAGCAGTACTGGGTCACACTGGTGGTGTCTCTGGCGAGGCATCCTCGGATTATGACTACATCGACACTGTGGCGGGTATCACCAACACCTTGTGGTATGCGTACGCCGTCTCTAGTTCAGACACTTACTCAGTCTCCAACTTGCAGTACGAGTTCGAAGAGAACGAGAAGAAGAGGACGATCAACCTGATCAAACCACAGTTCGTTCAGAAGGTAGTTAGAGACTTCGAAGAACTCATGAGAGGATGAAATGGCAGAATCCCGAGACGTATACAGGAAGACTAATGATGTAAACTTTGAAGGCATGAAACTGATCAGCGATCAGGGTGGTGTCATCGATGTTTCCAGTCTGGTGATGAAGGTAGACCTGTTCGAGGATATCTATTCTACATTCATGACTGGAACCACCACGATCAGCGATGGGGTAGGACTGAGATCTCACCTCCCCATTGCGGGTACGGAGTCCTTCGAACTATCGTTCAGAACACCAGGTATTGGTGCCGACATTGTAAATGTTTCTCTAAACGTGGTGTCTATCTCTAAGAGAGAAATCAACAGAAATGGTGCGACAGAGACGTATGAACTAAAGATGCGATCCCCTTTTTATTTGATAAACGAATCTACCAGAGTAGAAGGTTCTTACTATGGTAAGATCTCGGATATCGTAGCTTGGATCATGGATTTCTATTTTCCAGATGTACCTTTTTATGTCCAGCCCACTAGAGGCGAACATAAGTTTACCATACCCAATATGAAGGTATCGGAGGTGATGGATATGCTGTGTAGGCATGCTGTCTCCGAAGAAGGTGATCCCAACTATGTCTTCTATGAGACACTAGGTGGATTCGTTTTCAGAAGTATAGGGGAAATGTGTAGGCAAGACCCCGTGAAACAATACAACAACAAACTCTCTTCTATTAATGATGGAACAGATAAGAGGGTTCAGGATTTTTTGAAGATACAAGAATATCAGGTGGAGTCAGACTTCGACATAGAGTCGGGACTTTCCAACGGTGCTATTGCTTCCCAACTGGTTACACACGATCTAACCACCAAAACAATCAGGTATTCTACCTTCAACTATGTAAATACGTTCGATGACTATACCCACATCAATAAGGAAAGAAAGTTCGCTTCTAGCAGCAGGTATGGTGATGTTTATAATGGTGTTAACATCTTCATGCCTAAGAGTACTTTGAACCACGGTGACCTGTTCGATAACAACCAAGAGTATGAGGAATTTGTTCAGGGTGGACTTTCCACCAGGAGGATGTGGTTGACAGATTCTTTGGCAGTTAAAGTAGCAGGAGACTCTAGACTGAGAGTGGGCAGTGTGGCAGAGTTGAGTATGCCAGCCACTGAACCCAAGAAGGGTATAAACGATCAAAACTACCAAAACAAGTATTCTTCTGGTAAGTACCTCATCACTAGCATTCGCCACCACCTCCTAAATATCGGTACCAAAGAGTACACCAACACCATCGAAATGTCACGTGACAGTCTACCCACGGCTATCCCTGACAGCAAAAAGTTTGAGAACTTAGATGGTGAACAGGATAGGATTTTGACTAATGATTGAGTCACCTAACATGGTATGGTTTCAGGGAGTGGTCGAAGACCGCAACGACCCGCTCAAGCTAGGTCGTTGCAAGGTTAGGTGTGTGGGATTTCATACCTATAACAAAGCGATCTTACCTACAGAAGATCTTCCCTGGGCGCATCCAGTAGCACCCATCACTTCGGCATCTATGAACGGGATCGGCGATACCCCCATCGGTCCAGTTCCAGGCACATGGGTCTGCGGTTTCTTCCGAGATGGTAATGTGTGCCAGCAACCCATTATGATGGGTACTCTTGGTGGCATCCCCCAGAATGTATCTGATCCTAACGTAGGCTTCAACGACCCCACTGGTGTCTATCCTAAAGAAGGGTTCACTGGGGAGGCAGACACCAACAGGTTAGCACGCAATGAGAAGATCGAAGACACCGTAGTTCAAGCGAAAAAAGATGAACTAGACGAGATGGAAACAGCCGCTGGTGTTGGTGGTGGCACCATCAAGGAACCAGAGACGCCTTACGCGGCAGCATACCCTTACAACAAGGTTAGGCAAAGCGAGAGCGGACACATCATCGAGATCGATGACACAGAAGGTAGCGAAAGAATCCACATCTATCACAAGAGTGGAACGTTCATCGAGGTGCACCCAGACGGTAGCATGGTTCGCAAGGTGAGGGGTTCCAACCACGAGGTATTCTTGGCGGACAACAACATCCATGTTAAGGGGGTGTGCAACATCACCGTTGACGGAGACTCTTCCATTCTTACCAAGGGTGAGAGTGTGATCAAGAGCGAGTCTACCCAAATCATCGAAGGTGAAACAGTAGAAATCAAAGCAACGAATAATGTAAACATAAGCGGAGGCAACGGTGCCAGCAAGATCGTCTTGAACACTTCTAGTGTCAAGGCAGATGCCCCTGTCATCCTTCTGAACTCATGACTGCACAAGCACTATTAGACTTCTTAGAAAAGGCTGGAGTTGTCATCGTCCTAGCATCGGACGGTGATGCAATAGTATCCAATAAGAGTTCTAGACAGCTGACCGACAAAGAGAGGGAACTGTTCGTCAGTCTAAAGGAAGAGATAATCTCGATCCTAAAGAGCAGGAAGACCTCCACCAAAGTTGGTACAGATGTCAAGACTATTTACGGTCCCAGCGGTCCTTCTACACTTAGAAGCGAAGAGACTTTCGTCAATTCGTTTAATGGTGCCACTGGTCATGTGACCGCAATCGTTGGTGTGTCTAGTGTCAATGGTGATACTGGGGATGTTACAGTGACCAGTGGTGTCTCTACTGTGAACGGATTGACAGGCGGTGTCACTCTCTCCGCTGGTAGCAACGTAACCATTTTGACCTCATCTGCAGGTATCACCATTTCTTCTGCTGGCGGTACGGGTAGTGGAATCGATTTTACTGGATTTAATGATAACCAGATTCTCTTCTATGACGGTACTGGCATCTCTGGTAACGATGCCATGCTGTGGGCGGACGATGCTAACCACCCTCACGCAGAAATGGATATCGAGGGTAAAATCCTCAAGGCAATCAAGGCAGATG